CGGTGACATAGAGTGAACGAACAACTTCACGGTTGATTTCAGCAAGAATTTCAGAACTAAGAATGTTAGCAAGTTCTGTTTCTGCATCCAAACCGTGGATTGCTTTCAAGTCCTGAGCAAGTTCCATTGTGTACTCGGCTTTTAGGGCACGGGACACAGCGGTAACTGTGGACTTCTCAATGCTGAAAGCCATTTGAGCGAAGGCATTAGCTGCACTATCACCCAAAGCTTCTGCTTGAGCAGTCGTCATACCAGTTGCACTTGTGTAAGTACCAGCGGAAGGACTATCGTTAAGAACGGCAGGGTTAGTTTCTGTCGCACCAACGTCACCACCACCAATAGTACCAGCAGCGTTCTGGTTAGAAATGTCAGGCATTGACTCATCCATGAGAGCTTCGGCACCATCTTGCGAGGTGAAAGAAGCACGCATAGCAAAGATCAGTCCCGTAGGACCAGTCATTGGTTGTACACCAGCAACATCATAAGCAATGAGGTTAGGCATTGCACGGCGAACGAGGGAGATGAGAATAGGATCCCATGTATCCATCTGTCCACCACTCATGGCGTTGACAGGTGCAACTTCTGTTAGAAAGTTCTTATCTTCTGCAAGAGCTTTCTCTTGGTTCTCTAGAATAAGAGTAGTAACGGCTCGTTTATAGGAATCCTCAATCTTTGGAAGATCGGGGTGTTCTAGGACCGGCTGCCACTTCTCTTGTAGATGCTCTGTCTGAAACATTGTTGTTTCTCCTTTACGTTAATTATACATCTATTTATAAAATAGTGTTTTTATGAGGCACGAGCCTTGTTACGACTGATAGCTGACATGTAAGATTTCATCGCACCTGTCGTATCAATGTCCTGTGCTGAGCCGTCATTCTCATCATCTAATTTCTCTTCAACGGAAACTTTAGGGAAATAATTTTCTTTAACAGTTTCCAACTTCTCACGGAATTTCTCTTCCGATACGAAATCTACATCATCAGTCAGAGATTTAAACTTCTCTACTTCAGTGTCAGCAAGGTCTTCACTAACTTCTGCAATGACCTGCTCACGCATGTAAACATCATTGGAGTCCTTGAGTTTGATATTCTTCTCAATCTCTTCATTCAGTTTGTCTTCCAACTCTGAAATCTTGTCAGATTGTGCTTCAAGAACATCATAACGCTCGTTAGGAACATCAATGTAATGGTCTGTGAACAACTGTTGCAGTCCGTTAATGAAGTCTTCAGCGATCTCACCCTTGAGTCCTCTCTCAATAGCAAGTTCATTTTCTTTACTCCACTCTTCAACAACATAATTCAAGTAGTCATCAACCTTATCGGAAAGCTCTTCCTTATAGGTTTTAACTTCGGTTTCTTTTTCTGAGGACAGTTCATCGTTAATGCGTTCTACTTCATCACGCACTTTCGACTTCACCGCAGCTTCAAAAATGGTAGCAGCTTTTACTTTAAACTCTTCAGAAAGATCATCTTCATCCTGTACAAGTGCTTCAACGTCTTCTGCAACGTCAATTTCCTTGATACGAGATTCTAACTCTTCCTTCTTAGCTTCATCTACTGCATCCGTTTCTTCTTCATCCTCTTCTTCAGCGTCAGGGTCAACCATGGCGGCAAGCTGTTTAGAAGACATACCTTCCATTTTCTTAACCATAGCGTTGATCATTTCTTTTTTAGAGGCAAGTTCTTCCAACTGTTCCCCATCATGCTCGATTTCATCACCGGCAGCAAGTTTCTCTGTATCTCCTGGCGTAGAAAGTTTAGAGGCACCACCTTGTACTTTCGGTGCTTCGGCGGGTTTAGAACCCTTCTGTTGAGCGTCACCACTCACTTTCTTTGCTTTAGAAGATGCAGACTTGCCTGGATCAGATTTCGCATCAGGAGAGACAACAGCAGGACCCATGTCTTGCCTTTCTCCTTCCACTTTAGAACCCTTCTCGGCAGCCAACCCACTATCGTTAGGTTGTTTATTCGCTTCATCAAGTTCGGCGATTACTTCCGCTTCAAGTTCCTCAATGGTCTTGTCTAATTCTGAATCGGACATAAGGTGTCTCCTTACTAAATTAAAATTTATAATAGTATTTATAAATTACAACTTTTTGAGGAATTTAGCGAATTCTAAAGCTTCAAAATTCGCTTTTCGCCGTTGATTTTTGGCGATATTTTGTTTCATCTTTGCAATTTCCGCTTCTTTTATGATACCATTATCCCAAATCCATTCTCTTCCTTCCATAATACCTTCTACAAAAGCATTAGGGGCGGAAGGATCTGCAACGATATCTGCAGCAGTTGCTAGATAAAAATCATCTCTCACATAATTAGCACCGTTTTTTTGGTCTAGACTCCCCATTCCTCTTGAGGAAACTCCAAGTTTGGCACCTTCGTCCATTAGATTTTTGACAATTTTCCCCATTGGTGTATCCATAATCTTTGCTTCACCAATGAAGTTCTTGCCGTCTGGATGTAAATCGGTAATCATGTGGGATACTCGTTCAAGGTTGACGGTAGGACCGTCTGGATGACCAAGTTCCCCAAAAGCACGATTTTCCTTAATAAAATTCTTATTGTATTTGGATACTTCTTTCTGAAGTACTTCCATAGGATATACTCTACCATTACGGTTTTTGATATCCGCTTGCATGAAGATGCCACGAATTTTGTAGTTTTTACCACCCTTCTCATCTTCTTCAATGAGAAGTTCGGCATCTTCTACTGCCTCTGAAAATAGTTTAAGCTTGTGCATCTCCACTCCTATCTTACGTTATATTGTCGTAACCAGATACTTTTTTCATACGCAACCAAATAGTACCGACCGAAGCAGAACCATTAGTTAAAAGTACATCACCTGTAACACCACTTCCAGCATTATTCGGTATGGATGGTACACCATCTGCAAATCCAACTTTCCCACTACCATTTAATGAAAGTGCAACTACATTAGTTGTTGCATCCCATAGGATATCTGTTTGCGTCCCAACCGACCATGCAACACCTGTAATAGTGGTACGAGGATCAGTTGCGGCACCTTCTGCAGCAGATGCATCAAATACACTTGCTGCGCTGTTAGTACCAGAAGTTGTAACCTTTACATAGTATTCAAAGTCACTGTCTACAATTTCCTGTAATACGACTGCCATTGTTTGACTCCTAAATTGATAACATCTCTGATTCAAAGTATTTCATCAATTGTCTTTCCGTAACTTTGAATTCTTTAGAAACTGTTTTGATAGTTTTCTCAAAAGTATTTAGGAAATCTGAAGGTTTAGCGTCCATTTTTTGAAATATTTTATCGACTGCTTTCCGCATTTTGGGTGAAAGTTTCTTATAGGCCGCACTTTTCTTATGTTCGTCCTTCTCTTGCACCGTTGTATATACGGAATTAAACCTCATCTGTTTCCGTTCCTACTTCTGTGGTCGGGGAAGAAACAATATGTTTAGATAGTTCAATACGTTTCTTTTCTAACGTATCCCCAACTTTCTGTACCATTGCATCCTTAAACACCTCTCCTGCTTTTACTAAATCAGCAGCAGCCAGTGCGTCTACCATTCCTTTACTCATCATCTTCTCCTGTATCATCAGGTCCATCGTCACGCCGACCTAAGTCTTTTTGTTTATAGTTAACATATTTATCCCGACTTCCTGTCTTAGCATCGTTATTAGGATCAGTTTCAACATAATCGGGCATTTGTGATGGTTCGATAATTCCACCATCACCATCCTGTGGATAACGTGTGATACCATCACCACCATCTGGGACATCCATACCACCGTCATCATTATCCATTTCCATTTCAGATTTAATCTGTCCACGCATCTCATCAATTTCAGCATCATTCATGCGTAGAACATTTTTGAGTACATACTCTTTACTAAAGAATGTTCCGATATAGGATTGGATACTATCAAGTGTTTGAATTCTATCATTCAACAATTCTGCATCTTTCAACTCTGAGAAGTGTCCATCTGCAAGGAAATCAAATTGAATGTGTTCTTTCATTTGATCCCAATCATCTGGCGCAATTATTCCTTTAAGTAAGAGTTGTGTTTTAAGTATGTCTGTAAACAAAGGTGTAAACTTTTTCCGAATCCTTTGTACGAATTTTGTGAATTTAAGTTCATCACGGGTAATTTCTGTTGCACGACCAAGAGCAAAACCATTTTCTGCTTCAAGTCTTGAAATCGGGACGTTAAGTGAACGATATAATTTCCGTTGGAAATAAACGATATCATCTATTTCCCCTAAGTTTTGTCCACCAGGCAACGTAGTAATTTCTGTACCTCTACCACCTTCTCTTCGTGGGAGCCAGAAATCTTCTAACATACTCATATGATTACGTTCATCTCGTATTTCACCTGTTGTTGCATCATACACCAACTTGTTACGATAACGATTCATCACATCCTTTAGATATTGTTCTGCCTTTATTTTAGGTAGATTGCCAACATCAATATAAAAGATCCTACGCTCAGGAGCCCTAGATATGCGATAGATAACCAATGCATCTTCTATCATCCTTAATTGATTAACTGGTTTAATTGCTTTTTGTAGATAGGAAAGTACTTTACCTGTGTTCTGATCTATTGTACCAGAAGGCACATATACCACAGCATCTTCTGCAATCTTTAGTCCTTGACTTGGTGTCGATGAACTTGAAGTGGAACCTATACCTTTATCATTAAAGACATAATAATTATGGGTTTTAACCACAAATTCCACACCAGTTTTTTTATCTTTATCCTTGACAACCTCTCGTACTTTGCGTATCTTTACAGGGTCAATATACCTTAATTCAGTAATACCCTTACGAGGTTGTTTAGTGTCGATTACTTTATGATAGAATACTCTACCATCAACATACCAACGCCTAAAAATATCGTGTCCTCTTTTATCAAAGTCTAGAAGACGTAAGACTTCTTTGAATTCTTCTCTAATTTTTCGTTTGATTTTTTCTGGATACTTGAGTCGTTCTAGAACAATTTCAACTGATTGATCTCGTTCATTTGCAACGATACCCTCATTTACAATGTCTTCAATCGCCGCATCACATTCTGACTGTTGGGCAATGTTTCGATACCTACGAATGAGATCGATATCAGTTTTCTCTCGACCATCAGTATCTAATACTTGCCCCCAAAATCCACCACCGGCTACGTCAATGGTTCCATCATCGGGTGATGGAGCAGTAAAACTAGGTTCTACTACTCCATCATTTCCCTTTGATCGCTCTATTTTGAAACCGAACAGTTCCGCCATAATATCTCCAATATGCTTTTGTTCCTACTATTTAGTAGGTTTTATAAGTCTCATATCAGAAACATTACGCAAAGTTAGAGTTTGGATTATCCTTTATCACCTGGCCATTACTACCATAACCTTCAGTGACGGGAATTTTTTCCGCTCCAACTCCAGAAGTAACAAAGTGCATGTATCTCCAAGTTACATCAAAAGTCTCAATTGCATCAGCTTGTTCTGCTGCAAGATCAATCTGCGAGATCGATGTTGGCCATGCAGATACAAACCTATATGCTTTGAGAACCTTATTTGTAGAACTAAGATGATGAACATGTAAATTTGTTTGATATTGTGCCGGATCAACTTCTCCGACAGCTTCCGACAAATCATTAATACCGTTCATCCACCGTTCTATCATGGTGCGTACTTTAAAGTCGGCATCATTAAAGAAAGTGGTTGTCCAAGCATCATCGAATGTCCTGTCACCAGCGAGGTAAACTGTCCTACCACGAAAAGACACTGGAATTTCTGTTAGTGTCTGTCCAGGCAAGTTAGTTGCTCGGCAATGCCAGGAAGCTTTAATAATAGCGCTGTCGCCGTCGCCTCCTCCAATTTGAGACTCCGTTGACGCTCCCATGTTTGTCAAACCTTTCGGTAGTGCAAGAGTAACTTGAAACTGATTATTCCTTGCTCCACCGTGTTTCATTGAGGCTTTAAATTTATCTATAAGTGCCATTGTTATTACCCTCCTACTTCGCTGAACGATACACCGTTGCGAACAGCAGTGAATGTCAGACTGATAAAATTAATTGAATAAGCAGGACGAATGTAGATATCACCACGGAACTCATTACTGTTGATTACCTGTGCTGTATTATTTGAAGTATCACAGACAACACTATAATCATCAATACCTCGACCAGCTTGAACATCTCGTAAGAAAGGTTCTACAAGTTGTACAAATTGATTCCGTGTGAAACCATCGTTGAACTCAAACAATGATGCACGAGCTGCTTCCGCAATAACTCGTTCAACATGCAAGAACAATCTACGGACGTTAATCCGATTGAAAGCACTCGATTTTGTAAGAGCAGTCTTATCACCAAAGAGAAGAACTCCTTCGCCCGAGAAGTTAACAACAGGGTTAATTCTCGCACCATAGAGAGTATCACGTTGAGATTGACTTGGGTTAAACGAAAGTTTAACTGCACCACGAACTGCACCTCGAGCGGAACCCGCAGGCGAGAACCATGTAGCAGCAACATTATCTGTATTTGCACATAGACCTGCAATATCACCATTTAAAGGTACATAACGGAATACATCGTTATACTTATCGAACATGTATTTATAACCACTATCGTATACCATGTAAGAACTGGAAGGACACAAATCAAATGCCTCTTTTACATTCCTAGCTTGAGTAATACGAGAAGTCACATTGACTGTAGCTGCACGATAAGGAGATACGAAACCAACACAGTCCTTACGTTTTTCAACAAGGTCTGTAATCATGGTAACGTGTGTGTCCTGACCAGCAGCTGTATTAGCAACAGCAGAACTTGGTCCACCGATTACTAAGTCAATTGTTAGATTTTCTTTATCATCAAAATAATCATAACCATCTTCCAACTCTCCAGCAGTAACAGCATAATCGTCTGTTCCACCAGCAAGAGCGGTATAAGTTGGTGTATTCACCGCTGTATAAGCAGCAGTTACATCTGTTCCCCAATTGGAACCAGAACTATTATGATCCATCCAGTAAACCCAAGAAGATGAACGGAAAATAACATCAGGATAGTAGTTAGAACCACCCTGAGCAGTCTTTGCTTTCGGGTTCTTGGAAAGATTAGCAAACTTTTCAATTACTGAAGTTTGGCGTTGTCCAGCAACATCGTTGTCGGCACCAGTGATATCACCAGTTTTGTCATAAACAACAACGTGCATTTCATCATTAGCACCACGACCATTATCAGTCGCCCACTGTGATGTACCAGGCGCAGCATCAAATAGATCATGGAACCTCCAACGGCGACGGATGAAGCTGTCATCTGCAACCGCAGCAGCTAGTCCAGCACCATTAGGATCGTCTTTCTTACGAATTGTGTAGACATGCGAAGAAATTGAAACAACTTCGTATTCAATACCTTCATGTCCAGCAAGATCCGCAAATGCAGTAGCATCAGAAGATGCATTGGCACTTGAGAAAGAAATTAAATCACCAACTACAACACTTGTTGCAGCACCAGCATCCAGTGTAATTGTAGTGTCGCCTGCGGCAGCACTAGCATCATTAACTAGGTCTGTTAGATTTTGTTCATATGCGTTTGCACTAGGACACATGGAAACTGCAAGAGAGTTACCCCATGTACCAGCGGTTCGTGAAGCCCACTCTCCAACGGATGCTTCACCCGCTGAGAAAGATGCTTCATAATGATCATTATCCCGTATTAGAATAGCTGTACCAGTGGAGACCGCATTAACCACCGCTGATTCAGCACGGACTACCCTCAATGAATTACTATATTGAAGGAAGTTCGCAGCGGAAAACCAAAATTCAAAGTTATCACCTTGAGGTTTTCCAAATACTTCTACTAGTTCTTCTTCGGAAGAGATAGCAACAACAGAACTTACGGGGCCTCTTTCAAAAGGTCCAGCAATTGCACCAGTAGATGTACCTATTACTGGTATGCTTGTTGACGCATCAAATTCACGAACATGAACGCCGGGAGAGACTAAAAATGCCATAGTTTTTCTCCTTTTCTTTAATTAGAGAATGTTTTCTTACTTCTCACTGATATTTATAAAAATGACTTTCTTAAAAATACGTTTTTAGATGTAATAAGTCTTATAAATAGTTTTGTTATGACTAATACACATTATGAAAAATACAAAGATACTATCAAGAAAGTTGCAAGACGAAATTATTACAAACGTATTAGATTACTTAATGAGTATCTTGATAATCAATCATGTACGAATTGTGGAGAAAGTGAGACTGTATGTCTAAAATTCTACCCCCACAATTCAGAAATTCGTAAATTGTCCAAACGTGTAGGAACAAATGAAGACAGTAGAAAACATATCATATATCTTATTGATAATTCTGCTATCCTTTGTTCTAATTGTTGGATTAAATTGGACAATGATTTAATAGAACTTATTTAGAAAAATGAGGTTTTGTAATGATCGAAAGTGGAATTGAAGCTCTATCGCATTTTACTGAATTAAAAATACTGATGTTTCTTACTCTTGGGGTTATCATAGGACTTGTCCTTGGTGTAATTCCAGGCTTAGGTGGATTGACAGGGTTATCCATTCTACTTCCTCTCGCATTTACAATGGATCCTATTGTAAGTATTGTATTCATAATGGGATTATATGCAGTAACTACAACATCCGATACCATACCAGCAGTATTATTTGGAGTGCCAGGCACCATAGGTAGTGCAGCAACTATTATGGATGGATACCCCATGGCCAAGAATGGACAAGCAGGTCGTGCATTAGGTGCCGCATTTTCTGCATCTGCAATAGGTGGTATCTTCGGAGCATTACTTCTTGCAGTTAGTGTTCCTATATTACAACCTGTCGTATTAAGTATCGGATCACCCCAATTATTTGCAATTTGCATCTTTGGTATCTCTCTTGTTGCAATTCTCTCTGGTAGTTCCCCAATAAAAGGTATCACTGTGGGACTATTTGGTATATTATTATCTCTGGTTGGTGAAGATGCCCAAGGATCAGAGTTAAGATGGACGTTTGGTTCCATATATCTGTATGAAGGGATACCTCTTCTTCCTGCTATAATAGGGCTGTTTGCGATACCAGAAATCGTAGATTTACTCTCAAATAGACAAAGTATATCTGAAGGTAAAGTAGAAACCCGTAAGGGACAACTCAAAGGTATTCGGGATGTTTTTGATAACTGGTTCCTATGTCTACGATGTTCTGCACTAGGTTCTACTCTTGGTTCTCTGCCAGGCATCGGTGCATCAGTAATTGATTGGTTAGCATACGGACATGGTAAACGTAGTATAAAGAACAATACCTTCGGTAAAGGAGATGTAAGGGGTGTAATCGCACCAGAATCGGCGAACAATGCAAAGGAAGGTGGTGCATTAATACCCACCATATCCTTCGGTATTCCTGGCTCTGCTGGTATGGTACTGGTTCTTGCCGTATTCTATATGCATGGATACGTCCCTGGCCCTGATATGTTAACTGAAAACCTATCAGTCACATATACTATGGTTTGGGCATTAACTATTGCAAACATCATTGGTGCTGGTATATGTTTTCTATTCGCAGATCAACTTGCAAAAATTACCCTGATACGCATATCAGTACTTGCGCCCCTGATTATGTCCACCCTATTCATAGGTGCAATACAAGGTTCTCAATCATATGGTGATTTGGTTTGTCTTGTTGCATTTGGAGCTATAGGGTGGTTGATGAAAGAAAAGGACTTATCCCGTCCAGCACTTGCATTAGGGTTTGTTCTAGGTGGATTGATAGAGAGATACTACTTTCGTTCCGTTTCTTCTTTAGGATATGATTGGTTACTTGATCCTATTGTAATAGGAGTGTTTGCAATTACTTGTTATGGATTAATTTCACCAATAATAAAAAGTAAGTTGGACATTAGTTGGGGTGTTGATTATACCATGTTTTTATTTTTTGGTATCTTCATAGCTGGTCTCTTTAGTATGAGCGCATGGCCTCATATATCAACCGTGTTTCCAACATTAATTTGTGGGATAGGAATTGTACTTTCTTTGATATCCATATCCCTAAAACCAGAAAAGGAACTTGACATAAAATGGGAAAATATTTATTTCTTCTTATGGTTGTTGGGGTGTTTAGTCTCAGCATATCTTATTGGACTACTACCTACAATAACACTGTTTGTTTTACTGTATACCCGAAACTGGAAAATTGCTTTGATTTTCGGGGTGATGAGTTACGTTATATTCCAGATGATACTTGATATCAGTTGGCCTCAATCTGTTTACCAGTTAGTTTCATAATCTCTTACTACAGGGTTCCATTTTGTTCCATATTCATCAACCATCTCACCCACATTTTCTTCTTCAAGTCCAT